ATCATCTTTTATCCTCTTTATTATTTTGGGTTTTCTTGGAGCCAATTGATTCCTGATATGTTCCTCGTCAAAACCCATCATCCTTTTGAATTTTCCGTTTACCTTGACTGAATAATTGTATGGTGGTCCGGACCACGGAGACAACTCTATGTTCTCGTATCCGACCACCATCTGCTTTTTGGATTTTTTTACCAATTAGTCCGCTCTACTTTCTGAATAAACCCTCATTCCATATTTTTCAAGTTCATTAGCAAAGGCATCACAGGCTATTTCTTTTATGCTCATCGATTGAGTATGTCTCCATCTATGATCCTGAGGCATGATATCATAATATGATATTCTGTATCCACCTCTATATCCATTATCTCCAACACCGGCTTTCTTCATGAAATTAACAAATTTACCTCTAGCAGGATGAATAGAAACATTAGCGAAACCACAATACATCGGTTCCTCTCTATCCTTCATAAATTCATCAACTGCCTTGATAGCCTGTGTTCTTGCATTCAAGAACATATCAGCAGGACTTATGCCTTCTGCATTAAATTTTAATAAAGTTTTATTGTCTTCTGTAATCATTACACCTCCTGTTTTAAAAATTACTCTTTCATTATAACATGGATGGTATTATGGTCAACCTGACTAATAACTCGCATAAAATGGAAGTTTTTTGTTCGGCTTTATATATTAATAATATAACTTTACCAGGTTGACCGTATTTGGTTCCGTGTTATAATGACAGTATGATATATTTGGAAACAAAAAACGGTCAAATGGTCAAATCTTTGGAAACCTTGTATGAAGAATTCATAGATGGATACATCCAAGGCAATTTCATTGAAGGGGTCTGCTCTTGGAACGGAGACGATGCTTTGATGGGACCTAGATCATTCTCACATAAATTCAAAAAAGAAGCATCCAAATTGGGATTTGGTTATGAAGAATACATTGGTTTCGCCAATGAGTTGGAAGAGTGGTGCCAATCATATCTAGGTAATTTGGAGATGAAATTTAGATGAGCATGGAAGGATTGATAGGCGGAGTGATGATGTTAGTGGCATCTGTGTCAAACACGGGCACGGTGGATTCAAATACCGTTTGGAATGCTGTGGTACTTGCGGACAAGGCCATAATCAAGACCGAACAAGGCACCTGGGGTGATTCGATCCACGAGGAATCATATCAAATAATCAAGGATACCATTAGGAAAATTAGTAGATAGATTATTTAGGCTTAACTATTTTAGACTTCTGTAATTTCTTTTTAGAGGCGAGACCCTTACCTTTTTTCAACTTCTTGCCTTTTTTCATTTTGGCAGTTCCGGTCTTCCTTTGCCCGATCTGTATGTTTTTCAATCTAGTGGATGCTCCACCTGACTTTATTGTTCTTGCTCTCTTCTGGGCGGTCTGCTTGGCTTTGGCCAATCGTTTCTGTGAAATCTTGGCACCTGTTTTTGGTTTCAAAGGTGCGGAACAGGTATCCTGGTTGGCCACGATACGACCTTTCCTAGGACCTGCTATACATCTAAAACCCTTTTTCAAACCCTTGCCTTTGGTTCTTCGGAGGATTTGACCTATGCCTTCTGCTATGGCCGAATGGTCCGATGATGATACTATATCTTGTGCCACAATATCTTGTGCCTTTGATTCGGTTATGGCACTAGAAGATTTGATTTGGATGATTTCGTTGATTCTCATTATGACACTATTTATGGATCTTACACACCTTACAATCCGCTTAAGAACTTAAACACTCTTATAACTTAATCGCTTATAGGTTATAACTTAACCGCTGAACTGTTCTAAAACTGACACTATTACATGACAATGACAAAGTTGATCTTGCTCTTTTGTAACAATGATATAAGATCAACTTTAGACGGTTAAATACACATATGCGAATATTTGAAGTGATACAACTCAAAGACAACATAGGACCCGCACCACGTGGCGTGTGTTCCAAACCCACATCATCACTGCCGGCATCGTGGGTGTCATCTTGTAAATCACAAGGTAAACGAAAAAGAACCGGTGCTAGGAAACAAAAAGTCAAAGGAAAAACCATCAAGGTTGCCAATAAAAGAATCAAGGGCAAGAAATATGGCGGCCCTCTGCCCGATTACTCCGCTTAACATCAAAAAATTAAAAACCTAATAGCGAGCCAAACTGCTATACAAAACCTAATAGCGAGCCATAATTAACTGTATGCGTATAGGATTTGTAGGACTTGGTAAATTGGGTATGCCTTGTGCGGAAGCCATGGCCGAACGTGGTACCACAGTGAGTGGCTATGACATAGTGCCAAAAGTCAGTGAATACATTGATATAAAGTCTAACATCAGAGAAGCAGTGGAAGGACAGGACATAGTGTTCGTGGCCACACCCACTCCACACACAGAAGGCTATGATGGAAGGAATCCAACCAGTCATCTAGAGCCACGTGACTTCAATTACGACGCCGTGATAGAAGTTCTGAAACAATGTGATCAACACATGAACAAAGATCAGATACTGGTATTGATATCAACAGTGTTGCCTGGAACCACTCGCAGAGAGTTTGATCCTTTGATAAAAAACACTCGCTTTGTATATAATCCTTATTTGATCGCCATGGGAACAGTGAAAGCAGATTTCCTATCTCCAGAGATGTTGATAGTGGGCACCAAGAATGGTAGCATGACAGAGGAAGCAAATACCCTGATCAATTTTTATCAAAAAGTTTTGGGATATTTTCCCAGGATAGAAACAGGCACATGGGAAGAAGCGGAAGCCATAAAGATATTCTACAACACATTCATATCCACAAAGATCGCTCTGGTCAATATGATACAAGACGTGGCACAGAAGTTGGGCAACACCAATGTTGATAGAGTGACCACAGCATTGGCCAACAGCACCAAACGTATAATAAGTTCAAAGTACATGAAAGCAGGCATGGGAGATGGTGGAGCCTGTCATCCCAGAGACAACATCGCCCTGAGATGGTTATCCAAAGAACTGAAATTGGGTTATGATCTTTTTGATGCTGTGATGACTGCTCGTGAACGTCAGGCGGAAAACATGGCATTGGAAATATTGAAGTATGGAAACAATATACATTTCACTTCCGACAGTTACAAACCCGGAACAAATCTCACCGATGGATCATACAGTATTTTGGTTCAACATTATGTAAATAAACATGGAGGACAGTTGGTTAACGGGTTTGATAATCCTGTGGAAGTAATTGTGAGAGTGCATGAAACAGATCAATTCACAACAGACGACAAAGTGATTATCTTCGATCCATGGAGGACGTACCCCAAAGCAGACAACGTGATTTATTATGGCGAGACTACCCAGTAAAACGGTAATGAGAAAGTTCGGAACTTTCAACAAGATGAGTAAGATCTATTCCCCACACAGAAAAAGTTTCATATTTGAAGGCAGAGTTTACAGGATACATTTCAAAACAGTCGAGGAAGCATTGGATTATTTTTTTACTCCAGAGGCACTGGCAAGTTACAAATACTGTCATAGATTTGAAAAAAAGTTGATTGACAATTATTCATTACACTGGACAATTGATTTTGGTGTGCCCGAAAATCCCAATGAAAAACCCTGGGCCGACTGCTGGAAAGATACCAAACAGATGTTGACAGATCGGGGTTCGTGGTTCAATCATCCAACAAAAATCACACACGACGCTCCTCATCTATTTTAAAGTCATAAAAAAAGGGCGACACATTTCTGTACTGCCCTTTTTATACTCTAAATTATGCTACTGATAGATTCACAGCACTAGGTCCTTTAGGACCATCCTGTGTTTCAAACGTAACTGTGTCACCTTCATTCAACGAGTTAAGGCCTGCGGCCTCTACTGCTGAGATGTGTACGAACACATCCTTGTCTTCATGTGCTATGAATCCAAAACCCTTAGAGGCGTTGAACCATTTCACTGTTCCTTGATTGCTCATGTTTGCTCTTTCTTTATTGTTTATGTTATGAGGTAGTCTGTATCTAAAATAGGGCGGGAGGTTTATTATGTCTTCTGCGTCTTGTCTTGTTACTCTTGTCTCATCTTTACTTATGCCTTAAAAAAAGGGCGATAGTTTCCTACCGCCCTTTAACAACTAAATCTAAACGATTAGATTATGCAGAAAAGTTAATTACTTTTCTTCCAGACTTTTTAAGTAATGAAATAATGTTTGATTTCATTTCTAATGCTGATGATTGAGGAGCAACTCCTAATACATTAACATTAAAGTCAATACCTTTAGATAACAACTTGTTAGTCGCTGTTTTTCTTGCAGTGTTTTTAACTGCTAGGTTTTTGAACTTGATTTTACCACCATGAACTGAACCGTTCACTGTGTAAGCCTTAGCCGGCTCCGCGAATACACCGATTTGTTTAGCTCTTGATTTGAACTCTCTAGTGTATACAACGTATTGTGTGCTTTTTGCCATTTTCTCTTCCTTTGTAGTTTTAGAAGAGGTTGTTTTTTTACCAAATAGATTAAAAAACATAGTTGCCTCTTTCTGTTAATTTAGATGAAGAATTTATTTTCAACATCATATTAAAATATATTTTACACTAAAAAGTTGTTTTGGTCAACCTTTAAAAAAGGCTGTAAAAATGGAATTAATTGTCCTTGACTTTGGGCACATGAAATAAATCTATGCCTTTATCTAGCAATTTGTTTGTTTCTTCTTCTGTGGCTGTGCCAAAAAACTGATCATTTCTTTCACCTTGATCACATTTGATGGCTTCCTCGTAGAATCTATTGCCCACGTTCTCAAAATTTTTGGTAATGTATTTGCCAATACGTCTCAGTACATTGGAAGCCTGTGAAGCCGGCATCATTTGTTCAGAAGACACAGATTCCTCTCTCATTTGTTGTAGTCTTTCTTTCTTGGATTCAGATCTTGTTTTTGTTTTTGTTTTCTTGACATTGGGCGCCATGATGGCCTTGTTGACATAGGGACTGTCGCACACAGGACAAAGCAGTTGTCCTTTTTTCTTTTGTTTGGTAAATTCTTTACTATTTGGAAACCAACCGTCAAACTCGTGATCCAAATCACAGATAAGTCGATATTTTATCATATACATACTTATTATAAAAGCAATTTGACAACAAGTCAATATTATATTAGTATTATTACATGAAGTACAAAATTGAGGACACAGTAGACAAAACAGGAGAACCTGTTTCGATATGGCATTCTGATTGTTTCGTACAAAACAAAGAACTTTACACGATATATGAAAAATCAATAGCCTTCATGATGGAGAAAGGCTGGGCAATGAATCCATCAGGACTCATAAAGTCCGATCACAAGGTTATATTTGCAGAGAACAAGGATGGACGACCCATGGGAGGAGTTGTGTATGAATACCATCCATGGAATAAGCAAGGATGGATCGTGTTAATTTTCACAGCGGACGAATTCAGAGGCAGACATATTTACAGTCTACTACAAAAAGCACTCGAAGATGAGACCATCAAGTTGGGTGGTACCAGCATAGCCAGTCTGGCACACAAGGACAACGAACCCAGAATCAAGGCAGGAGCCAGGGAAGGAATGCATCCACAATATCTTCGATTGTACAAAGATCTTTCCAATGAGTTAGAAAAAAGAAAAACTTATATGCAAATCAAATTAAAAAAAGAATGGAAAGACATCACTAAAGAAAGATGGAGAGGCTAACATGGCGTTAGAAATCAAACACAAAAACAAAATCGAAGAATACACACTGACCAATGAAGAACTACAAATACAAATTAAATTACTATCGGCACAGATAGGTAATCTAGAAGTTCAAATAGCAGATTATAAACAGATTGTTGTAGAACTTTCACAAAAAATTAAAAATTTAGAGGCACAAATAAAGTAGATATCAGTTAAATATATAGACAACAAGCAAAAATGTGTTAATATATTAAAATTATGAAAAGAAGAACAAAAAGTATCCTCGAAGAATTAAGTTCAGTAAGAATTAACAAAGATGAATCTGAGCATTTTGTGGAGTCTAGAGCATCGCATATCATCGACTCTGCCATAAATTTGATATATTTCATAAGAGAAAATTTTACCCCGGAGACTGCTTACATCCTAGAAAAAAAGTTTAATTCGTCGATAAAGAATCTCGATGCCAGTAAGTTCACAAGAGGTGTCAACAAACTAAAAGATCTAAAAGAAGTCAAGAAGTCTTTAACTATCAAAGAGGGTGAATTACAAGAAGAGGACGACTAATGTTAATTGAAGAAGTCCTTAGAGAGTTCAAAAGAACACACCTAGAGCACATTGAAGATATTATCCTCACATCCGGATATCAAGGAGGTGAAGCAGTAGTCGGCTATTTCACTGACATATATAATATGCTGAAAGGACAGAGTTCAACAGCATTACAGATGTCAGTGAAATGGGATGGTGCTCCTGCTGTTATTTGTGGCATCAATCCTGCAAATGGAAAATTTTTCGTTGGTACCAAATCAGTATTTGCCAAATCACCAAAAATAAATTATACCAAAAAAGATATCGCAACAAATCACGGAACTGGAGATTTGGGAGAGAAACTATTAAAATGTTTGGTGCATTTGTCCAAATTGAACATACAAGGAGTTGTACAGGGAGATATGATGTTTACCGACAACGATCTTGTGAGACAAAAGATCAACGGAGAAAACTTTATCACATTCAAACCCAACGAAATTGTTTATGCTGTTCCCGAAAATTCCGAAATAGGCAAAACGATATCACAAGCAAAAGTAGGAATTATTTTTCACACAACATACACAGGTGAATCATTGGGAGAAATGAACGCCCAAGCAGGCGCAGATATATCTTCGTTCGTTAAAACTAACGATGTATGGTATGACAACGCCACTTATAAAAATGTTTCGGGCTCGGCCACTTTTACAGCATCTGAATCTAAAAGTTTTGCCAGTGGTATCCAAACACTAAAAAAACTTTTGTCAAACGTTCCACAAAATTTATCAGCCATGTTATCAACCAACAAAGAGTTCATTCCGATGTTCCAGATGTTTATAAACTCAGAAGTCAAACAAGGACGTTTGCCTGATAACGTCAATCAATTTCTAAAAGGTTTTCAAGAATTCTATGTTGCAAGAATGAATCAACAAATGGCTGGACTGAAAGCACAAAAGGCCATTCAACTAAGACAACAAAAAATGAAACAGATGCCGGCATTTATGAACACAATAAAAAAACCATTACAGGCCATGCTGACTTTTTACAAACAAGTACAAATACTAAAAGCAGAAGCACTCCAAAAAATGAACCAAGCCATGCAGGTTGGCACATTTGCTCAGACTGAGAATGGTTTGGAAGTCACAGACCCGGAAGGTTTTGTTGCTGTTGGATCGGACGGTGGTGCAGTCAAATTAGTGGACAGGCTCACATTCTCAAGAAGAAACTTGAGTGCCATCAAAAAATTTGATAAAACCCAATAAGGTTTTGTTTATTTCATTCTGTAGAGCAGATCTATTAAAAAAATGTTTTGAATTGTGGTCTCTGATAAGTGTTGACTCTTTGTATAACTCTTCGGCTTTCTGATCTTTCAAAAACTTACACAACTTAACAATGGCATCAATTCTTTTATCACTGTCATTTTCTTTATCATAACTCTCGTCGAACAAGGTACTGAAAGTTTTAAATCCCATCTCATTTAACTCCTGTAGATAATTTGGTTTGCTGTGTACTATGAATATCTGTTTCATTAATATGGGTTTCCATATTTTTTCTGTTATGAATGTCTCACCAAAGTCGTGTGTTTCCGAAACTATATTGTAGGAAGAATGATTGTACGGAAGTTCATAGATGTCTCTATCTTTTCCGTACTTTGGATAATTGTTGACATCTACCCATGGTAATTCATATTTTGGATCTAAGTTTTTGTTTTCGCTAAGGAAACTGTACAAACTATCGGCCAATAATCCCTCTGACTGTAACTTTTTAAACAATTTTATCCTGTGAGGTCTTTCCTGTTTGTTTAGATAAAAAAAATCAAATATTTTTTTTGAATGATCTATGTCAAATTTCTGATCTTTGTACCTTTCAAACATCATCCACCAAAACCAACTTGATCCCCCGGTCCAGTAGGTATATCTGTTTTCTTCTATGACGATTTTTCTTAATTGCTTTATGATTGTGTGCTTGGACTCCCAGGGATTTGAAACTATCATAACAAACTTGTTTTTGACAAGATATTCGATTCGATCGTACAAGTCTTTCCAATAAAAATCATTTTCCCATAATTTGTAGTTTCCCATTCGATGATCTATCACAGCAAACTTTCTTTTATACTTTTTTAAATCATAAGAGGGTATGGAGTACCAATCACCGGTGCATTCAAATGTTTGATCATTCAACGAATGCATATCGATAAAAGATTGTAACTGTTGATGGTTTCCAGTCTTGAGTATATCGGTTAATATTAAGTTGTGTTCCATTTTACGGTAAATATTTCTATGTTAATGCCCTTCATACAGTATGTATCTGAAGCAAGAGTGGTTCGAAGACAAAACGACCTACAACGCTTCACGTTCCAAGATATACAAGAGCGTATATATCTAACATTTTTGGGTTTGTCTCTACTAAAAAATATCAACAACGAAGGAAAACAGTGGGCAAAAATGTATGCTCAAAGCACACTGACTTATGGTGATTTTAAAATCGTGAGAACATCAGGAAACGATTTATACAATATGCTATCGGTCGTGGATGGTAAAGAAGACATAGTCAAAAAATTGAGAAATCCAAAACAGGCAGAGGCGTTGAGACAAAGGTCCACCTTGCCGACACTGGCTGTGAAACGTTACCTAAGGAAATTGTCTGATGATTATGACTTCCTCACAAAATTAGAAAACACACTCAACATCAGCAACGTCGAATACAAAAACCTACGTAGAAGCATCAGTGATTATTCAAATCTCAAAAAAACAGATAAGAACAATGTCAATCACAGAATGGCAAAACTATTACAAAATAAATTACACGCCACAGATATAACAAAAAAAATAAAACAACTGCTGGGACAATGAAACACATAGGTGCAATATTAGGTCCCCCGGAAAACTATTACAATAAAAAGTTTGCATGGATACCAACACGTTTAAAAAACGGATCGTATGTTTGGCTCACCGATTACATGGAAAAAGAAACCACCTGGCGTTGGTACAAAGGAGCACCCGTGCTATATAAAATCAATATCAGTATGCATGAAGCCATGCTGGAAGGATTGAAAAAAATAAATCATAAAAGATATCACACCAAGTCACATTATCAGGCATGGGAAGATGATTACATGGGCAGAGATTAAATGAAAAAAGCAAAATGTTTTAGATGTGCTTGTGATACACACTGTGGAAATGCTTGTGCCAACTGTGAGAATTGTGATCATTGCGACTGCTCCAACTGCCTTCAAAAAGATAATGTATATCCGACAGGCAAAGACTTTTGGGTGGCATACAATGGTCAACATACCCAACCCACATTCGTCAAGGATGCCGGTGATGGACAATCTGAACTGAGAAGAGAAGCCTACTCACACATCAAAAGTTGGAGAGGGTGCATAGACGCAGGAGCCAATGTGGGTATGTGGACACGAAACCTAATGAAAGATTTTGAGATAGTACACTGTTTTGAACCCAACCCGATATTTGTGGAATGTTGGAAAAAGAACATACCTCATGACCAAAATGCCATCTTGCATGAAGTTGGACTGGGAGATGTTGAGAGCACGGCCACCTTCCATGAACCACTACACCAAATGCTTGATCGTACTCCTGGTAGCATACACATCAAGACCCTGGACAGTTTTGAACTGACCAACATCGATTTCATAAAGATAGATGTGGACGGATACGAAGACCTGTTAATGAAAGGTGCTGTGGAAACTGTTGCCAACAACAGTCCTGTGATCAACATAGAAATGAAAAGAGCAAAAAGACCACACGTGGTGCGAGTAGCAGAAGACATATTGAAAAAACTGGGTTATAAAATCAAAAAACGTACCAAAAGTGATGAAGTTTGGTTAAAATCATTATAATACAGCATAAATTACCATAGTTTACCATAAATAATTGCAACGTGTCACCGGAGCGGTGACTCGCCATTAACGAAGAGAAAAAAGGAGAAAAACAATGGCAACGATATCAAGAAATATCAGCACGACTCCATTTGCAGTGGGAACTTATGTTCAAACTGGAAACGTTGGAGCATTCAAAGTAACGTGTCAAAACTCATCAGATGCGGCTCAGGATCTAAGAAACGAGACTGGTGCAAACGAAGTTATTCAGATGATTTTACACGCAACAAATGCCATCGGTTACACGATCGCTAATGACAACACAGGCGTTATCTCATTATTAGTAGATAACTCTCAGTGGGACGCGGCTGGCTTACAGACTGCGATCAGAGGATTAGGATCTGTAACAGGTGACGACTCAACTTCAATCGACCTAACTGGTTCGGATGTGGTTGCGGCAACAACATTAACAGTAGCATAATACTGATAATAAATTAGGAGAAAAACAATGGCTGATTTAACATCATCTACAACAATAGCACCTAACTACGCAAAGTTAAATGTTAACACTAGCGGTTTAGGAGCAAAAACGTTAATCGTAACTATCGCGAAAGATTCTGGCGATGCAACTGAGGCTCAATTAAAATCTGTAATTAGAGCATTAGAAGTATCAGGTGGATCTGGAAACGGTACAGACACAAACGGTCCAGACGCATTCGTGTGTGTTGGTCTTTCTGGAACAATCGGAACTGACCCAGTATACGCGGCATTCCAAGGTAATGGAACTATGGCGACTGCACCAGTAAGTGGTTACACAGTAACAACTGTTGCGACTTTCAACGTATAATAAATTCTGATTGTTAACACAATCATTATTTTGAAAGGGTGAGCATTTATTTGTTCACCCTTTCGTCTTTTGTAAATACCTTGTAAACATCATGCACAACTTTTGTATCATAACTTTGGTAGACATTGGTAATCCCGGGAACACAACATTACCTTTTCCCTTCACCTCCCCCACAGGAGTGTTGGTGGATAGCAAAGACACACTGGAAACTGTGAGATTGCAGAAAGCCAATTTTGTCACGGTGCAACAACTGATACAGTTGAGGGCCAACGTGGATTGGGACCACGATCCTGTAAAACAATCAGTTGATCTAAAGGAGTTCCATTTTGGATCTTTCTACAAAGAAGGCAAACAGAACATATGGTCCTTCACATGGAGGACCGAGCAGACTGGTGCTTACAGTGATGGCGATAACGGAGTGGCTGGATTGATAACAGATTTTGACCTGATACCAACACACGGCTTTTTACAGGAAACAGTCACATTTCCGGCCAATTGCTTCAACACGCAGGATCCAAAATTTAAAAATACATACTTTATTGATATAGGCCCAACAGATAAATAATAGTATATTAGGCTCAAATAGGCAGATCAACTTCTCAAACAGGCAACAAAAACTGCATCCATATGGATGCGAAAAAGAGAACTATTATGAGTGATTTAGAAAAAACAAATTTGGAAGCACACGTGGACCTTTGCGCCGAAAGGTATAAAGGCCTACACGATCGCCTGTCGTCAATTGAACTGGCATTGAAAAGAATCAACGACGACTTGTTGAACAATCACAAGAGTTCCAATAAAACTTTGATCATGACCGCGGGTACCGTGGTGGCAGGATTACTATCAACGATTGTTGTGATCCTGATGAAGATGCCCTCATAGAATTCAAACTTAAACTTTAAAAAATGTTCATACAATTATCTCGATATGCTCGAGTCTACATAACACAAAGACAAATTGCTTTTATAAAAAAATATAAAAGTAAATTACCAATCCTACAAAGCAACCTCGATGTGGAAGACATAGAAACTGCAAGGATATTGGCCAGCAAGGGTGCTCTGGTAAGAAAAAAACTTGTTGATGATACCCAATATGCATTAAATAGAAGCATACGTTTAGTTAAGTAGTATGAATTTCTATGGCAAAAAAAATTGTTGATAATAAAAATGAGATACTTGAGAGTCAAATAAAATCCTACAATCTCAAAAACAAATTAAATGAACTGGCCAAAAACGACGAAAAGCAAAGACCTTTTCGACATTTACCAAAACAGTTTTCCAAAGGTATCTTAATTGGTAATATCGCAATCGTTCCCAAGAAGATAGATCCAACCAGATATGTTTATGTGATAGCGGACATGACACAGGCAAAGATTTTGTATGACAGTATTTTCCTCAAACAGACTGCCATATTGGTTGCACATTATCTGGCAGATCAAAAAAACATACCTTCTCAAATATTAACATTGGATGAACAATTCGCATCAAAACTATTTGATATAAAGAACTTCAAGAGGTTCTATAAAATGGCAGTCAAAGAAAACGATGACGACAAGGAGTTTGTTTATTCTAACAAATTGATAGAGACCAACAGGCGAGCAGACGAGATAAAGTCAGAAATACATCAAATATTCGATCACACATTTAGGTTTTTAAATGATTATAAATAACAGTAAATATATATTATCATGGCTACTAAAGTAACATATACATTTATTATACCTGTTGGCAAGGTAAGATATTTCAAATCTAGTCCTCAACTAGAAGAGTTATGGCGAACCTATTGTTTAACAACCATAGACACAAAAGTCATAACAACAAAAGAAGTCACTAGCATGGATGGTGCAAACAAGCTCGTATTAACCACACACTGGCCAAACGATGCTGATTACAAAGATTTTGAGTCTAAAATCAGTAGTCATACTGACGCTATTAATGAGTACAATAGAATAAATAACATACAAGTAACAAGAGTTATTGAAAAACTTTAAATTTGGAGAAAAAAAATGGCGATAAGAACAACACAAACTTTTAATATACCAGCAGGTTCTGTCCGTTTTTTCAAAACATATGCTCCTTTGAGAACTGAAATCATGAGAATGATGGAAGCAGGAGAGATACAAACTGAAAAAACTGTGACTGCAAACGCAGATGGTTCACATGCATTAAAGATTGTAAACGTTTGGCCTAATCAAGCGGCATTAGATAAATTTGACGCATTCGTAGAAACAATAGCAGATCAAATAGATGCCTACAACGGTGAGCAAGGTATTACAAAATCTGAAAGAACAACAGAAACAGTTTAATAATGAAAGCATTAGATCTAACTAAGAAAGTAACCACAGAATCTTTATTGAAAGAATTTGAATCTAGATTCGGACAAACACTTGACCTTTCTGGGTTAAGCAAGATCCAACTGGAAAACATGGCCAACATGGTTAGGACTAAAATTCATACAATCACAGACAACACACATTTTGGCAGAGAGCTAAATGATGCAAATTATCAAAAACATCAAATGATGTTGGACGTGATAAATCAAGCAATCAAAGAAGTTGATGCAGGATTTACAAAAAAAGCATTAAGCGATCCCAAGACACAACAGATGATCAAGAAAATTGAAAGAACACCTCAACTGACCGACATAGAGAAAAAAGCAGTGGTGGGTGATCTATTAAGCAAAGAGTCTGTTCAAGAAGGTGTGGAGCAACAATCAGAATTGATCCTGGCCGCCAAAGACATGATGGACAAGGTAACAGGTTATCTAGAAGATCTGGCCACAATGAAAACTGAAAGTATGTTAGAACTGGCAGACAGAATCAGAGATGAGATGGGTGCCGACAAGGCAGATGCATTTATCTCAACTGTTCAACCAGCACTGGAAACAGCAGAATCCACATTGACACAAACAAGGCAAGACCTTGACAACGGTGTGAGAATTTTGACTGGTGAGGAAACTGCTTCGGAACCAATGGGTGCCGATGACACAGCAGAATTGGACACTGAATTGGATTCATTAGATTCAGAAACAGACGAGTTTGGAACCACAGATGCAGAAGCAGGTGGCACAGAACCAGAAGGCAGAGAACAAAGAGAATCGCGTGAAGTTTTTGAATCATCATCAAGAATATACGCAAAACTTGCCGGGAAGTAATCCCGATGAGATTCCGAGAATTTCAAGATCCCAAAACACAAGAATTGCAATCCGCAGTCATGAATACGTTGACCAACCTTAGAGGTTCAGCCGACGATGTTGATCAAACTTCGGAAATCAGTTTTGATGCCTTGGAGCAGATATTGAAAAACACAGGATATCCCATGTTCAACTATAATCTTTTCAAGTCCATGTACGACAGTTCCGATGTTTTAAAAAGTGTTGTTGATGATTTTGATCAAGAAAAAGTCATATTGAAAACTGAGAAACAGGCCGAAAAAGATCCAGAAATGGATTTTGACGACCAAGGGTCCACGGATAAAGTTAAGCAGATGGCCAAGTCTGCTATGAAACACAGACAATAATTCATAATCAGAATTTTATTGTAATATAATCTAATATACTATATAATTTTTACTGTATGAAAATACCAACAGAAACATTCAAAAGCAAAGGTATAGAATATATTCAACGTTTTGAATATAATGAACTCAGTCGAGCATCTCGTAACGGTAAACGTCATTACGAAACACCCGACGGAAGACAGGTGCCATCGGTCACAACTGTACTGAGCGCCACAAAGGATATGACACACCTACACGCCTGGCGTAAAAGGATTGGTGTGGAGAAGGCACAGCAGATCACGACAGAGAGTGCCAACATAGGAACAGTGATGCACCGTAGCCTAGAGAAGCACGTGAAAGGCGAAGATCGAACTCCAGGGTCTAATCTCATACAGCAGAAGGCACATGCCATGGCCAACATAATAATTGACAATGGGTTGAACAATGTTTCGGAGGTTTGGGGATCTGAGGTTTCGCTTTATTATCCCGAGCTATATGCAGGTACCACAGATCTTGTGGGAGTGTACAAAGGAGCACCTGCCATAATGGATTTCAAACAAGCACGTAAATTGAAAAAGAAAGAATGGGTGGAAGATTACTATCTTCAATTAGTGGCTTATGCAGAAGCACACAACAAACTATTTGATACTGATATAAAAACAGGACGTATTTTTATCTGCACACAAAACAACGAGTATCAAACCTTTGAAATTGACGATTATGATAAATGGTCTGACCAATGGTATCGTCGACTAGAGCAATATTATAAGTCTATCCTTTAGCATAAATACTGTAAATTTTAAGGAGAAAATACAGTGCCAATAGTGCAAATTTCAAGAATCCAACACCGTAGGGGTAAAGCAACCGACTTGCCACAACTTGCCGCGGGAGAACTGGGTTGGGTGATTGACGAACAAAAACTCTACATAGGTAATGGCACAGTGGCCGATGGTGCACCGGCTGTGGGCAACACAGAAATCATCACAGAAAATTCCACAGGATTTGCTTCTGCTTTACAATATATCTACAAGGGTTATAGACAAGATGACACAATATTAACTGGTGCAAATGTCAATTCTCCAACAACAAGATCTCTACAGGCAAGACTCGACGATATTGTTTCTATAAAAAGTTTTGGAGCAATAGGAAACGGTAATGATTCAATTGCTACCACCAACACACAGGCTATTCAAAGAGCCCTAGACGAAATTTATTCCGACATAGTGGATCAAGGTGATGCTCAAAGCAGAAGAATAATTCTTTTTCCTGCAGGCATTTACAAAATAAATTCAACATTAAAGATTCCACCTTATGCCCAATTGGTGGGAGAAGGTAACGGCAAGACAATTATTCATAACATAGGTACAGGTTCAATAGCACAAACAGTCGATCAAGATGGCGTAGGATTTGGAAGCATGACTGGATCAGCAACAACACCTAAAAATATTTCCGTAGAAGGAATCACTTTTAAAACAGGTACATCTTATGGTGGGATATCTATAGACTGTGCAGAAAATGTTTCGTTTTATGATTGTGGATTTGAAGGTGCATACACTTTAGGTGGTAGTGATGTTGTTCCTTCGATAGATTCTTCTATCGGCAAAGGTATCACGATTAGATCCACAACTGCATTAACATCTTCAAACATAACATTTGACAAATGTACTTTCACAAAATTTGCTAGATTGGTACAATTGGATCATGATGTTGTATCTGTGAAATTTATCAATTCAGATTTTACACTGGCTAGGTTTGGAGCGGTAATAGGTACGCTGGGAGATGGATCGTCGTCAGGACAAACAACTGGTCCAAAAAATATTCAGTTTTTATCTAATCAATTTAAACAAATTCATGAGAGTGCTGTAAAAGTTTCTAACTCCCCAGGAGAAGTTAGAAATGTGGTAACTTTCAATAACTTTTTTGATCGAACAGTTGGTTTGGCCAATTCCGGAGGTGTTGATAACATAACGACATACCCGATCGTGCAGTTTGACGCAGATGAATGTTCTTCTGTACTTGACTATTTTGACATCAGCGGTAGAAGAAGTAACACACTGGTTCCTCTAGATGAAGTGCAAGGAATTTGCAATGTGACCAGTCCTGTTAGAGTTGCAACTCTGCAAAACAATCAGTCATTGGCATCAACAGGAATAATGATCCCGGCGGCCGAAAACAAAAAGATCACAATTGAATACAAAATTGAAAGAGGTTCTAATCATAGAGTTGGAAAATTAATCATCAACGCATATACCACTGGCGTTTCCTACAGTGACGAATTTGAAGAAAACAGTGATGTGCAGGTTGATTTGATACCTTCGTGGGATGATCTAGATTCTTCAGGATCAAGCGATTCTGTGGTAATTAGATACAACACCGACAACAGTGTTGCCGGCACATTAAACTACCAAGTCACAGTTGGTGTTTAATTATTTTTTTCCAAAATAATATAATAATATCACAAGTTGTATGTGTGATTTACACATTTTGTCATAGACTTGTCATTATTTTTTTATTATAATAGTCTATAATAAACAAAAATAAAAATAAAATTATGACAGCAAACATTTCAGTACAAGAACAAAAAACTCTGATAAATACCCATACAAAAAAAACAAAATCCAATTTGAATAATACTGTAATGACCAATACTAATACCTCCGCCATCAATGTCGCAAAAAGAGATGGCAGGTTGGAGCCATTGGACATCAATAAAATTCATTTTGTTGTTGAAGAAGCCTGTGAAGATTTGTCTGGGGTATCAGCATCACAGATAGAAATCAATGCCAACTTACAATTTTATGACGGAATGTCGACGAAGGACATTCAAAATGTTCTTGTGCGTTCGGCCAATGACCTGACCACTCTGGAAAATCCCAATTATCAATATGCCGCGGCAAGGTTACTGCTTTATGATGTGAGAAAAGAAGCACACGGTCAATATGAATATATGCCACTCTTGAAATTAATTTTGAGAAATATCAGATTGGGTGTGTATGACAAAGGCATCGTTGAAAAATACAATAAAACCGAATTAAAAAAATTTAACACTTGGATAAGAAGAGACAGAGATCTAAATTTTGCCTATGCTGGTTTAAGACAAGTGGTAGATAAGTATCTTGTACAAGACAGATCGTCGGGCGAGTTGTACGAAACTCCACAAGATATGTACATGATGATCTCAGCAACACTGTTTGCCGATTATCCAAAAAACAAAAGGATGAGCTATGTTAAAAAATATTATGACGCAATTTCTCAATTCAAAATTAATATCCCAACTCCGGTCATGGCCGGTGTACGTACGCCTATCAGACAGTTTGCAAGTTGTGTTCTCGTTGACAGCGACGACACTCTTCCTAGCATTTTTAGTACTGACATGGCTATTGGTCTTTACGTGGCTCGTCGTGCAGGAATTGGTATTAATGCTGGTAGAATTCGTGGTATCAATTCTAAGATACGTGGTGGTGAAGTTCAACACACTGGTGTCGTCCCGTTCCTCAAAAAATTCGAAAGCACAGTAAGGTGTTGCACACAGAACGGTGTGCGAGGTGGTTCAGCAACTGTACACTTCCCAATATGGCACCAAGAAATCGAAGACATATTAGTTCTGAAAAACAACAAAGGCACAGAAGACAACAGGGTTAGAAAATTAGATTATTCAATACAGTTATCTAAACTGTTTTACGAAAGATTCATTAACGACGAAGAAATAACTTTGTTCTCTCCACACGAAACCCCGGGACTGTATGATGCGTTCGGCACAGACAAGTTTGATGATTTATATGTAAAATATGAAAAAGATAAAAATATTCCTAAAAAAACTATTTCAGCACAAGAACTATTTTTTGATCTATTGAAAGAAAGAGCAGAGACAGGACGTATCTACATAATGAACATAGATCATTGTAATTCACATTCGTCCTTTAAAGATAAAGTTAGTATGTCAAACCTTTGCCAAGAAATAACATTGCCAACAACACCCATACAACACATCGACGACGACAAAGGTGAGATTGCTTTATGTATTCTTTCTGCAATCAATGTGGGTGCCCTCAATAATTTAGAAGAGTTAGAAAACTTATGTGACCTGGCTGTGAGAGCCTTGGAAGAAATTATAGAATATCAAGAGTATCCTGTCAAAGCGGCAGAGACCAGCACAAAGAAAAGAAGAAGTTTGGGTGTTGGCTATATTGGGTTGGCACATTATCTAGCCAAACTAGGTTTTAATTATTCACAACCAGAAGCATGGGACTCAGTGGATAGACTATCCGAAGCATTTCAATTCAATCTACTTAAAGCATCCAACAAACTGGCAGAAGAACGTGGTGCCTGCGAAGGTTTCTCTCAAACAAAATATGCAGACGGAATACTGCCTATAGACACATACAAAAAAGATATAGATAAAATTGTGCCACACAAACAAAGATATGCGTGGGAGTCACTGAGAAAAGACATTATAAAATACGGACTAAGACATTCCACACTATCAGCACAGATGCCATCGGAAAGTTCTTCCGTTGTCAGTAATGAAACCAACGGCATCGAACCACCAAGAGCATTGTTATCCATTAAGAAAAGCAAGAAAGGTCCACTCAAACAGATTGTGCCGGGCTTTCCTAAACTTAAAAATGCCTACACTCTGTTGTGGGATATGCCATCAAATGAAGGTTACATCAATGTTGTGGCAATGATGCAGAAATATTTTGACCAAGCCATATCGGGCAACTGGAGTTACAATCCACTCAACTATGAAAATAACGAAGTACCGTTGTCAGTAATGGCTTCGGATTTATTAAATTCATACAAATACGGTTGGAAAACTTCTTACTATCAAAACACTTATGATTTCAAAGGCGACGAAGAAGATGTACAACCATCGGGTATAGAGACCACAGAGACCGCAGATGGCGAAGACGTACAACTAACCGATCTTGGAGTAAATGGGAACAGTGAGGACGAAGAAGCCTGTGACGCCTGTGCAATATAAATAACCCAATGACAAAGACAGTATTCAATAAACAAAAAATAGATTTCACAAAACAACCCATGTTCTTTGGTGAGGACGGTGGTGTTCAGAGATATGATGATTTCAAGTATCCACAGTTTGATAAACTGAACCAAACCATGATAGGATATTTTTGGAGACCAGAAGAAGTTTCATTACAAAAAGACAGAGCAGACTATCAAGGATTCAGACCAGAACAAAAACACATATTCACCAGCAATCTAAAATATCAAACACTGTTGGATTCAGTGCAGGGCAGAGGACCAAGTCTTATGTTCCTACCATATGTTTCTAATCCGGAACTGGAAGGCTGTATTGTGACTTGGGATTTCTTCGAAACCATACACTCAAGATCATACACACACATCATGAAGAATGTGTATTCGGATCCATCAGAAGTGTTTGACACAATATTAGATGACAAGGAAATATTAAAAAGAGCAGAAAGTGTAACAGGTGAGTATGACAAGTTCGGAGCAATGGCCATGGATTATGCTGTGGGCAAAAAAGTAGACATGATTGAACTTAAGAAACAACTGTATCTGGCAATGATGACCGTGAACTTGCTGGAGGGTTTGAGATTTTATATTTCATTTGCTTGTACCTTTGCATTTGGTGAATTGAAATTGATGGAGGGATCGGCTAAGATCCTCTCACTGATCGCTAGAGACGAAGCCACACACTTGAACCTTTCAACACACGTGATCAAAGCATGGCAAAAAGGTGATGATCCTGAAATGACCAAAGCAATGAAAGGCACAGAAAAAACTGTGCTCCAGATGTTCAAAGACTGTGTAGAAGAAGAAAAAGCCTGGGCGAAATATCTATTCAGAGACGGGTCGATTATTGGATTGAACGAAAGATTATTAGGATCTTATGTTGAGTGGACAGCAAACAAACGATTGAGAGCATTGGGCTTTGATCCAATTTACGATATATCAGCATCACAAAATCCTTTACCTTGGACACAGCATTGGTTGTCATCAAAAGGTATGCAGGTGGCTCCACAGGAGACAGAAGTCGAAAGTTATATCGTGGGTGGCATCAAGCAAGATGTCAAGAAAGACTCATTCAAAAAGTTTTCATTATAAATCAATATTGACTTTTAAATTATTTCGTGTTACCATAAGAACATGATACTAGAAAAAATAAAAGAATTTGGTAATGATCTAAAAATGTTAGAAGGTCACGATCGTCTACAATATCTTGTTGACAAAGCAAAAGAAGTAGAGCCGTTACCAGACGCCGTTAAAACAGAAGAAAATAGAATACACGGTTGTGCCAGTAAGTTGTGGATAGTAGGCGGTGCAGATGCAGAAAATAAAATGCAATACAGAGTTGATGGTGATGCCTTTATTACTAAAGGAACTGCTAAAGTTGTCACGGACATAGTAAACGGAGCTCATCGTAGCGAAGTTGCAAACTTGACAGTAGAAAATTTTACAGAACTAGGAATCAAAGAATTGTTAACACTTCAAAGACAAAACGGATTGGGCGAATTAATTTTAAGAATTATAAGGATCGCCAATGCATAGCACACCCCCAGGCTGGATTCCTCAAGACAATGCATCAGTGGATCCTAGCCTACACGTAACACTTGAAGATATAAAAGAAGACACAGAAGTTCATCAAGAATTTATAGATATAGTAAAAGAAAAATTAAAAACTGTGTATGATCCAGAGATAACTGTGGATATTTACACACTGGGATTGATCTACGATGTAAAAATTACCAGTGACAGATATGTGTTTGTGTTAATGAGTCTGACCTCGGCATTCTGTCCTGCCGCTGATTCCATGCCCAGAGAGATACAACAAAAGATTGAGAGCATACCCGGATTGAGATGCAAAGTGAGGATCACAATGACTCCACAATGGAGCAGAGAAATGATAGAACCCGGAATGAGAGATCTTTTAGGTCTATGAAGTCATGCAAGTAATAGAAATTTTAATATACGGTCTAGGAATTTTAGAATTTCCTTATGACCCAAACGTGGGCAAGTGTCATGAAAACGCAAACCTGATATACCAACAGAACGGTTTGGAACACTTCAGCAAGATAGATCCACCGGAGTTCTGGGCAGAAGGTGATTACTGGCTGGGTGAAGATGGTAAGAGATACA